TACTGGGGAAGCAGCGGGCTGAGGGCGAGTGCCAAGTTCCTGGATATCGGCTAGCCGTTTGATTACGGCATCCCGCTCCTGGAACGACTGTTTCGCCATGTTTGCGAGGTGACCAGCCCCCTTCATCGCTTCGGGAATCGTTTTGTACTTGCCTGCAATCAGACCGGTCGCGGGATCGCGAATGGCCTCAAATGCAGCAACGAGTTCCTCAACGGAAAGGGTGTCCGCCTTGACCGGGGCAACGGTGGCCGAGTTCGCGCCAGCCTGTGGGGCGGGTGGTCCGCCTGCGGGCTGCGTGTTCGGGGCCGCTGCTTTGGTCGGTGCTCCCTCGGCCGTCTCGGTAGTCGAGTAGTCCGGGGGTGGAGGGGCCGCGTGGCTCCACCCAATCTTGTTCATGGGTTCCATGACTTCCTTCTGCACAAGAGTACGAGAGAGGAACGCCGTGAGTTCTTGCTCTTCTTTGGTGCGTCCGATGGACATGCTACTTCTCCTTGCGGTGACGCGGTCGTCGCGTACCTTCGAGAGGGTTGCGTGGACCTACCCGCTCTGGGAGGTCCTTGCCAGTGGACGCTTCATCAAACTCGTGAACCGTCTCTGGGCTGATTTCGCCGCGCTTGAGCTTGGCGTGAAACAGACGCCGCTGAGCGTCAGACTTGTAAGGCATCAAAAATCCTCGTCTGGGGATACCTGTTGTGGCATGGCAGATTGATCGAGACCGACCACGGGCCGTACGAGTCCGCGTTGCCGCTTGACTTCGTAGAGCATTTCGCTGGTCATGTTCTCCATCGCATCATGCACACGCTCCATGTTCGTTTCTTGGATGAGTACTTCGAAGAATGCCAACATTCCTTCACCGAAGACTGCACCACCAGCGAGGAACTCGTCGGGATACTTGTCTTGGCGCTCACGGGAGCGATCCTTCCAGGCTTGATTCATCTGGTCAAGAATGCTCTGGATGTAAGGTTTGAAGTAGTCTTCGTATGCGGATGAGTTCAAAACGAACTCGATACTGCCCCGCTTTTGCTCATCGAGCTTCCGAGCGTCAAAGAACTCGCGGAAGTTGCCACGCATTGGACACCACCTTTCTTACGCGGCCATGCCAACTGGACTCATTTGTGAACGAATGTCCGGTGGCTGGAGTAGTGAGCCTGCGCTGCCCATCGCGGCCCCAGGCATTCCAGGCATTACGCTTGGACCCTGAGAGGCGATCTGCCCCGAGGTTGGGACGCCATTCAATCCACGACCCTGGAGCATTTGCTGTAGCTCTGGAGATTGCATGAACTGTTGAAGCATCGGATTGGTGACAAAGATTTCGTTGATGTTCGGAACCTCAAACACACGGAAGATTCCACGGAAGAAGTTGACCGCATTGATCTGACCCATCAGCGACTGTCCGATTGGCGTTCCTAGAGCCTGAAGCAGTTGCAGAAGATTCTGTTGCTGCATCTGCTTGGATAGGCCCATAGTTGCGCCCATCGCGCGTGCGCTATAGTTTGGCATCATGTCGTAGCCGCTCAACGTCTCGCGCGAAGCAGGAATCGGCATGCCAGTATCTGGATCGAGCATCGCACCATCGCCAAGGATAAGAACCTCAACAGGTGGTTCGAGGAACTGCTTGCTGAGGGCTGAGAACTGATTTGCAATAGCCTCTAGCATGCACTCTTCATAGATGCGGGATTCCAACATCAGTCGAGTGCCAGCCGCCTCACGGCGACCAACGAACTCGCGGGCCGTCTGGCGGCTATCACCGCTTAGACCCTGTACAGCATCGTCCACGATGCCCGTTCCCATCTGAAGGAACTCACGCATCTGTTGGAGCTTCTTGTCTGCAACGGTTAGACCCTCGAAGTTCCACTGCATCGGTGCCATGACCTTATTCGGGTCACCATTCACACCAATCAGACGGCCAGGACGAGAGTAGAAGTTGCGAGTAACCATACCGGCCGAACGATCATACGCGATCATCGGGTCGATCATCAGATCAGCCGCATCAAGCGACTGGTTGATGTAGCGATTGCCCGTGATCTGCATCTTCTCGACCACCTCGGCCTTGCCGGGAGCGTAGAAGTAGTGCAGGTCAGGCGTCGGGCTAAACGAGACGAATGGCAGGAGCCCGTGGTTGTACGGGTTCGGATTGTTCCGCATGAGGTAGCGACGATTAGCTACCGTCACTACACGTTGAAGAACACCGTCCGGTGAAAGTTCTGAAGGTACGTCGCCCCAGAACTCCAGAATCTCGATCGGGCGCGAGTACTTATTCATGAAACGTGCAGTTTCGTCGTCCATGCCCGAACGGACTTGGAAGCGCCGGGTTGACGCCATGAGTTCACCCGTCTGAGCACCGATTGCACCATCACGCTGCATGCGTGCAAGTTCAGACTTTGAGAAGGTGCCGATCGAGGCGAGGTAGCGTACATCGTCTAGGTCGAGGAAGTAACGACGGATTACCCATTTCATGTCGCGTAGGCGAGCGACTGTTGGTTGCGGGAAGAAGTCGAGAAGATCAATGTTGAGCGTCTCGGGGCCATCAAAACTTACGACGTTGCCCTTACGCAGGTACTTGACGACCTTGCCCGAGATGGGCATTCGATCGATCTGTTCCAGGATGCGCATCTTCTCGATGCGCTTCCAGCCTACCTGCATCACGGAGACGCCGTACAGGTCTGCGCCAACGATAACATCGACTTGCTTGAGAAACATCTGATCGTCTTTCATCTGCGCGCCGTTGAGTCCTTCCTGCTTGCGCGCGATCTTCGCATCATCAGGGCCATAGCCCATGAAGTTGACTGGAGGCCACACGCTGAGGGAAGACGCAGCCTTGCGGGCAGCATCGGCCCAGATGGCCGAGAAGATCAATGGGATATGAACGTTGTTCTTGTGCGGATGAAATCGTCCGTTCCAAGAACCGCGCCACAGGTCGTACAAGCGCGGCCACTTCTGCCGAATACCGCTATACTGCCGCTCCGAGTAGAGCATGCAGTCGATGACCATGTTGCACATTTGCTCACGATACGCCCAAGCGTCCGCAGCACGTTCAATGGTTCCAGCAATCATGTGAGTCCCTCGACTGGCAGCGAGATAAACTGGCCGCGTAGTCCTATCAGGCCGCCGTCGGCGACCATCTTGGTGTACAAGTCACGGGTGAGTTGCACGTCCACGCCGCAATAGTTGAAGAGCTTTGCCCAGTGCCCTTTCTGTGCGAGAACTTTGGCATTGTCCCCGTGATCGATTTTCCCACGACCCAGATTTCGGCGAGCAACAGCATCGAGGGTGAAGTCACCTTTCTGACCACTTATCCCTCGGTGGGCGTATGCTTGGATAAGCGTCTGATAGATGTCTACGTGCTTTCGTAGACGAAGTCGGCGATGAACCAACCCTTCGATACATGGTACATCGAATCGTTCAGAGTTGTATCCGACGAGTACATCGGCTGTCTCCAGATGGCGAGCACAGTTCTCAATCGTATTGTCATCGTAGAGATAGAGCCAGTTGTTTCGCGTATCATAGAGTGCGATTGCTGAAGCTCCACCTTTCCCGGAGCGTAGTTCTTCCCACCCGGCATCGATGTCATCGGGGCGCAGGTCGGAGGCCCACTTACGGGTCTCAACATCAAAGAAGATAGTGCGCGGCATGTGGCCGCCTTTCTTATACTGGTTCCGTAGGGAGCAACCAGTTATCGTCATCCCATCCGTGACCTGGAGACATGAGTCCCAGAGTAGCAAGCTCTTCACGATCGGTGAGGAACTGGTTGAGTTCTTCATAGTTCATGGGCTTGCCAATGTTCTTGAGGTCTTCATCCCAAGGACGACGAGGAGTTGCTCCTTCGTCTTGGGTCATGCCCGGTTTGATGGCTGGCGGGGTCCATCCGCACTGTCTAGTGAAACCGTCCGTCATCGCATCGGCGAGGTCATCATGACCAACAACGTCAACACGCACGATTTGATCGATCAGTGTCTTGACGACTGGTGGAACGATAAAGTGTGGGCACTGACGCGGAATGTACATGTGCTTCACGTGATCATACTCAAGCGGAGGACAATCGCAGTGATCCTTGTGGAGGACGATGCGAACGTAGCCCTCAGCCCAGTGACCAACGGCTGTACGGATGCGCGCTTTCTTATCGATAGTGCGATTGAACTGGATGAACTGGTTGTCGGAGAGCATGAAGCCGGCCGTGCGCAGGATACCCAGAATGCGGTTCTTGTAGGTGCCTTCCTTACCGCCGGGCTCCTTTTCATCTGTGATCGCGCGGATGTAGATACCGCGTTTGCGCAGGTTGAGACAAACCTTCACCAGTTCCTTGTTGAACTCTTCTTCACGCCACTCATTGGAAGCACGGAGTAGATCGGTATCAAGGTAGAGACGACCATTGTCTTTCTGATCCTTGATCCAGACCACGATCGCATTGTAATCGCCTTGACCGATATTCTCTCGGTTCTTGAAGGCGGTATCGATGTGGATCGTCGCCCACTGTGGGGTGACTTCCCAGTTGAAGTCTGGGTACGACATGTAGAGCCACGGGATTTGTGACTCCACGAGAGGAGCGTGCTCACCAGCACCAGGATTGTTCTGCTGCTGACAGGCAAAGTCTTCTGCATCGCGCTTCTTGGCGCCGGCGATCATCGGCTTGTCCCATAGACGGGGATTCGTCGGTTCACCGGTAAGTTCGTCTTCAGTCTGGTAGAAGAAGACGTGCCAGATACCTTCGCCGAATGGAACCTCATCGAAGATTGACATGTGAGGGCACGGCATGCCACTCCACGTTGCAACACCCTCGGTGCGCAGATGCACGCCCGCGATGTCGTTGTCTAGATAGCGGGTAAGCGTGAGCGCGATGAGGCCGTTCGTGTGGACAGAGTTGAACGAGGCGTTGACGGCCTCGTGCTGGCCACGCAGGTAGGCGACCTTTTCCTGCTTGAGCTTGTTCTTGATGAGTGGGTCGTCCCACCAACATTGGCGCGGGTGATAACCCGTGGAGCCGATGGCAGACGATGACATGTCGAAGGATGGTTCGGAGATGTTGCGGGAACGGCGGTAAGCGTGGTTGACAGAAGTTTTGGTCCAGTCACTACCAGAAGTCTTCCAGTTGCCATAGAGCCAAGTGAACCAGGAGTCTTCGTCCTCACCAGAGAGCACGGCCTTCTGAGCCTTGAGAATGTCTATGGAGAAGTCTTCGGTCGCTGACTGAATCAGACAGGTCATGTCTGGGTCATCAAGACCTGACCAGATGGTGGCTGATTTAGTCGAACACACCGTCTTCCCATAACCACGAGGGAGTATCGAGGCGATGTGGGTGCGACCGGGTTTGCCGGTAAGCGACCTACGCTTCCAATCGAGGATGTGCTTCTGGAGCCACTGAGTGTAGGGGATGTGGATGGGCTCATAGAGCCATTGCGGCTCAGAGGGGTGCGACTTGAGGTACGCTGAGGCACCCCATGATTTAGTTACGAAGTGCCATAGCGAATATGGGTGAGTCCCTACTTTCTCCCCATCAGTTTGGTGCCAAGAGTTTGGAGCACAGATCGAACGCCAGAGATCACGTTCCGCTTCCAAGTCCCAATCGAGCGCAACAGTTTTCGCCATCTAAACTCCCAGAGCCCAATGAACCTATGTTCGTAAGCGAACTCAAGTGTAACGAATGCACAGTCACATGAGGCACCCTCTCGATAAATAGTATCGAGTAGAGCAGTGAAATCTGCGGCGGACAGAGCCGGTTGATGCTCACAGACTTTTTGGGCCGTGAGTCGTACACCATTGGAAGTATAGAACTCTTTGCCTCTCCAGTTTCTCACTGACCACTTGCCGTCACATAGCATGAAGACCCATCCAGCGAGATAGAGCCGGAAGGGACAACCAAAGCGAGGCATAATCGAAAGCGTTAGGCCACGTCCACCCTCATTGAAAAGGAAGTGACCCCTGCGCCAGGAGAACCAGGGAATACCAGAACCATTACGAAATAGATTCATGCTACCAACCTTTCCAGGCAGCCTTGAAAGAACGACCGAATGAGGAGAAGGCGTATCGAAGACGGGAGAAGAAACGACGACAGCGCGACCACCAGAGGGTGCGCTTCGCTTGTCCAACGGTTGGAACAGATTTGCCGTCCAGCATCTTGACTGCGAGAACACGACCTTCAGAGTCTACGTCAGTAACGATAGCACCGCGACGAATGAGTTCGATGTCACGAGCAAAATCCCGAGTGAAGGCTTGGCGGAACTGATCTGGGGATGCAGTTTGGCGAGCCTTTGCACGTCGTGCGTCCTGCTTTTCGAGGTCGCGCTTGGCGGATTCAGGGATTAGAAACATCAGCGTGCCTTTCTGCGCCTGAGAAGGCGCCTAGCTGCGCGCTTTAGGCGCTGCCAGTGTGAAGGTTTCGGCTTCGAGGTAGCAGCGTTGAAAATGTAAGCTTCCTCTTCAGCAACCTTGACAAGATTCTCAAGAGTTGGGTCCATGTTGAACTGAAGAACGTTTGCACCAGCATCACCGGGTGGAAGCAACTCGTATGACTCGCCGGCCTCATTGAAGTAGGTCTTGGTGCGGTCGCGGATGCCTGTCTTATCGAGGTCTGCACGAATACGAACGCGGGTAGCATCGTGCTCCTTGAGAACAGCAGATGGGTTGCGGAAGGCAACCTTCACACCATCAACCCAGGTATCGCCGAACTCATCGACTTCTGCCTGGACAGTGTGCTTGCGAACTTCTGGAATCGGGAAGAATGGGTTCACAGATCATCCTTTCTGTATCTGACCTCCCCAACACGACGCACCTACGAAGAGGTACACGAGCTAGACCCGGTCTTGCACCACGTCTTTGACAGGGAGGTTCCATTTAGAGGGGCAGAGCCCCAAGTAGTAACGGCCTCTCCCGTCGGGCAAGCCTACTTTCTCTGTGCGGGGCTTTCCGCAGCCACCACCAGCGAGGCTGGAATGGCTTCGCATCATTACTTCCCGCTACCGAGATCGGGGACCGATGTGGCAGGCGGTGTAGGGAGCCCTCGACGGGCGGCTGAGAATGCCCGAGGGTCCACATAGTTCGAGCTTGGTCGAATCGCATGTTGCTGCTTGGCCATTCGTCCGGCGTAGAGGATGTCAGACTCGGGGCAGCCCGGGTGCTCGGCAGCATGGTGCTGCTGTGCTTCGATGTCGGTCGTCTCACAACGCTGACAGGTTTCAACGACGTAGCGGTCCATTGGAAGACCTTGTCCACAGGTAGAGCAGGTAGAGCGCATTAGATGTTCCTTTGAGTTGGGTCGTGCGGCGGAAGTGCCGGGGGTGACCAAGGAGGAGTGAGAGCGCGCGTAATCCACGGCGCATCGATGCTGTTCGGCTGATTCACGAGAGCGCGATCACATTCGCGCCGATTCAGAGTGACAATGTGGTGTTCAATGCGATCATCTTCGTGCTCGATTACCTTCGTGATTCCAGGTAGTCCTTGCACGACGGCGAGGTAAACGCGAGCCGGTTCACACCAACAGTCAGTTGAAGACATGTGTCCGCAATGCTTGTTGAGCATCACGTGCAGTTCCTGTTCGACACGCATCATCGTGCCTCACATTCTAGCGCATCTTGCGCTCGATCGCTTGGTTCCATGACTCCAGGGCCGCGTGGCGTTTAGGGTCGTGCAACCATGTGTAGAGTTTGTCCTCCCAAGCACAGATAGCCGCCTCTTCAAGTTCGTAGACCATACGACGGTCGATCCCGAGTTGGATGGCCATGTGGATGTGGAGTAGTTCATGTATGACGAGTCGAACTTTGCCGTCTCGTCTAGAGTCCAGGAAGATAGTGATCTCCCACACCTTCATTGGGCTTGTTGCTGTCGGGTCCTCGTACTTCCACGTCGATTGGCCGCACCACTTCTGCCGGCGGGTCACTACTTTCGTGTCCGGCCTCGCTAGAAGCTTGCGGAGTTCCGCTAGCAGGCGCAGCTTGGTCATTCTGCGCTTCGGCATTCGCTTCCTCCTTTACAGTGAAGGCTTTTTGAATCGAGGCCATCGCCATTTCAGGACCACACGCAATAAGTAGATCGGTGAGCCGCTCTACTCCGATCGTGAAGGTCTTGGGCTTCCCAGGACCGAGTTCCTTGGCCCGCGCCATATCGCGGAGCTTCCCATACATCTGGGAGGCGCTCATTCGCGTATCGGGGTGAAGATCAGGACGGAAAGCGAAAGTCAGGCACTGCTTGATGAGGCGCCTATGAATGGTCTCATCATCGCCAGCATCGACTAGATCATCGATCATCTTGGCGAGTTCTACTAGTGCAGCATGATCCAGAAGCGAACTGCCCTTTGCCGGGGCCGTGCTCTTCGCAGGAGGAGGAGTGTCCACGGCGGTCTTGGCCTCCGTGGGCTGCGCAGCTTTCGACCCCGGCTCGGCTGTCCTCGGCGCGGCATTGCGCGGCGGGGCCAGTAGCCCCTCAAGGATCAGATCGCGTCGCGCTCGTGCCACGGTGGCGTCGGAACAGCCGGTGGCGAGGACGCACTGGGACTTCGAATGGGTCGGATTCTGGAGGATATAGGTGCGGGCCTGCTCCAGTCTGACAGCCACGAGTGATTTGCCCGGTGGCTTCGAGCGATTCTTAGGCATCGGTGACATAGGGTATTCCTTTCATATGCCCGGGACCCTTCGCCCCCTTTTTCGTACCGCGCGGGGGGTCACTGGGGTGCCGGCCTAGCCTGCATGCTCGCGCGCACTCACACTAACGCACGCTCTATCAGCGACTCCACGAGGGCACGCCTCACCCCGCTGCGCGCCAATGCCTGCCCGGCCCGCGCGTGGGTTCTCACCTGGAGGTGGCGCTTCCAATACTAGTATCCCACAAGAACCATGCCAAGCACAAGCCAGAACTGTCATGCCATTGTCAAACTTTCGATTCCGAGTGTAACGACTTGAAACAGGCGAACGTAGGCGCGAGTGGAGCGCGTCGCAGGAAGCGTGCAGTGCCGCAATGCCAGCAACGACAATCCGCACGGTTCGAGCGTGCCCTCGCTTGGCCGCTCGTGTAGTTGCAACGGTTTACGGCCGTTCTTGACTCGGCACGCGAGATGCAGTAGCCTCGATCACCAACGCATCATCGAGCCCGACCGGGACGGCAAGGTGCGAAGGACCGACAGGATCGCCCAGAGCCCGAAGCGCCCGCAAGGCTGCCGTGGGACAGAAGTGCGAGCCTGTTGACAGGATCGGACGCAAGCGGACCGTGGAGTAAGACTCCCGGTTCCCATGAGCGTCGGCCAAAGCCCTCCATGAGCCCTCACGGGACAGTAAGGAGCGCGCAGCGTAGCGCGAGGCAAACGGCCCTGAACGGGTGGCGACCCGATCCCACAGCAACGAATAAGACACGGCAAGGCGAGGCACTCTGAGCGACCACATGCGACCAGAAAACTCGCACCCGCTGAGACGCTAGTAGGCGGCAGAGGTTGAGCGTCCGAGACTCTAGTAGGACGGTGCAAGAGCATGTGCAACGTAGTCAGTTGAAAACGCCAAGACCCGAGGAACCACCTTGACCCGTGTAGCGGTTGCGTGCTACAGTGTGCCCCCAGTCAAAACAAAGTCCCCAAAGCCTGCGAGTGACGCTCGCGTGACTGGGCCGCACACTGGCACGCCTGACGAGCCCGTTAGGGCGAAACCGTGGAGGAACCATGCTAGCGTATACCGGAACCTGGAGCACCAGTCATTACCTTGCCACCGAACGGAAACGTTTGGAGCGCGAGCGTGTTCTCGCTGCTGATAATCGGCGCAAGCATCGTTCGCTGGATCGGCGTGAGCGTCTGCTCAAAGACCTGGAAGTTGTGGACAAGAAGCTCAAGCACTACGTGAGCAAACGCTACTACGCTCTTGCACGTGCCACGTGTCTACTCCGCCGTCGTAACAAGCTCGTGAATGCGCTCAATGAATACGTGGGCACCTCTCAGAGTGTCCCATTGGAAGAGGTGTAATCATGACACTCCAGAACCTTCAGTGCTCGACCCCGTACGACGAGGGTTATCTAGCAGGAACCCTCGATCGGAAGGATTGCAACACGAAGTTCCCACCTGAGTGTATAGTGAACTTCCGTTCGGAGTATGCGTGGAACGGTTTGAATGACGGCAGCTACTACCCGAGCGAATATTCGCAAGGCTACCATGACGGGTGGAATGGGTACGGTTCCCGTGTTCTATGACCTTGAGATTACCCGCGACTATCGAGGCGACCCGACCGCTGTCATCCTGCGCACGCCGTCCTATGCATCCGCGTTGAAACATCTCGATACGGGCACTTCACGCTCGATTTGGACCGACGGTGAAGTGGTCGTCAAAATCGATCGGCAAACACCACAAGCACAACGTGAAGCGGAAACGTGGCTAAACGTTGCCGAGGAGGATCGTCATTACTTCGCAACACCGCTTCAAGTTGGGCCTGATTACATCATCCAAGAGTTTGTGCATTTGGATAAAAACCAACCCGGATTACATGAGGCGTACATACTCGCGGAAGAGCTTTTCCACAGGTATAACCTTATGTGGGACTGGCAGGGCTGGAATCAGTTTGGTATAGATGTGCGCACCGGGTTGCTTTGTATCCACGACTACTGTGCACTGCACCCTGAAGGCACATCACACGAGTGGACAACCCTGAACATCGCCGGAAGTAGAGGCCATCTAATGCTATTCGGATGTGTGAAGTCTGGCAACGTGTCATTCTGCTCCATCGAATGCGCACGCCACAATGGTTGTGAGCCCACACGATTTTTCTTGAATGGTGAACAGATCGGTGAAGTGTGCGC